ATGACACTTGAAAAAAAGATAAAAGCCAAAATTAAGGAATTGGAGGAGATTAGAGAGGGATTTTTAAAAGAATATCAAGAAAAACTACAGAATGGTGAAGATGATGAGGCACTTTGGAGATACATTGGAAATAAAAATATTGAAATATATACATTAAAAAATATATTGAAATAAGAGGTGATTAAGATAAAAGTATCAAAAACACTAATAGATGAAATTTTAAAACTAAGTAAGGCAGATTGGGAAAAAGTAAAAACAAATATAGATTATTTATTTTTAAAAGAAGAAAAAAACAGGAATAAAACTCTATATATTCCTGAAAGCAGTTTAAAAATAAAGGCAGATTATTATCCTTGTTATATGGAAATTGAAGATATTAAAAATAAAGATGTTCCTGGTTTATTAAAAAGACATGAACAAAAAGTTGGTGGAGGAGATGAACAATAAAAATAATTTAGTAGTATTTGAAAATACTGAACTTCAAGTAATGGTAAATAATAACAATGAAATTGAAATGGATATGGATGAATTAGCAAAAGCATTAGGATTTAAAGATAAGGAAAGTTTTAAAAGTATTATTTTAAGAAATCCAGAGTTACAAAGTCCAGAATATTCATGTTTAAAAAAAGTTTTAAGTAATGAAGGAGGAATATCAAAGAAAAGAGAGAAAAGAATATTTAATCAAGATGGAATATTTGAAGTTGCTTATTTAGCGAATACAGAGAGAGCAAAGCAGTTTAGAAGATTTATAAAAAACTTTTCAAAGGAGATGATAACAAAATTCAAAAATAATCAAATAGCTTTAAATTCAGGACTCCCAGCATTGCCAATGAGAATAGAACCAAAGATAGATAAAATGTTGGAATTAGTAACTCAAAGAGATGATGAAATAGAAAACATATTTGAATTTTTTGAAAAAGCAAAAGCATATTTTGAAATGATTGCACCAATGCAAGAGGATATAAAACTAATAAAAAGTAAGGTAGACGAGATTGTTGGTGCAGTGAATGAACTAAGTGATGCAGTGTATGGAGATGAAGATGGAGGAGAACAATAAATTTTATCTGGATTTATTAAGTTTACAGTCAGAAATGAGCTACAGAGAGTATTCAATCTCAACACAAGGAACATACAAGAGAATAGTAAAAGAATTTTTAGAATCAACAAATAAGGAAGTGATAGATGTAAAAAAAGAAGATGTAATCAGATATTTAGATAACAAGTTAATGACATTATCTGTTAATACAGTGCTTGTAGAACTTAATGCTTTGGAGTTTTTCTTTGAAGAAATACTAGGCTTAAATATAACTGAAAATATTAGAAAGTATAAAAGAGTTTTTAAAACTAAGGACTTTATAACAATAGAGCAGTTTAATATATTAACAGCCTCAGTAGCTGAAAGAGAAAGACTTATGTATATGGTTCTTAAAGAGTTAGGGTTATTTTTCAAAGAGATTGTAAAAATAAAGGTTGAAGATATTGATTATCCAAATGGAACAATATCAGGAAGGAGAGTAAATAAGGATTTAATAAAAGATTTGTTAGGATATGCAGAAAAGCATGAGTTAGAAAATGAAATTTTTCCACTTGATTTGAGTACATTGTGGTACTGGAATAAAGTGAATACTAAAAAATATTTAGGAAGAGTTTGTAATCTTGATGATATGAAACATTCACTAGCATTGGAGTTATATATCAAACAAGGTAAAGAAGAGGAGGCAGTGGAGTATTTAAGATTAAAAAATGTGTATAGTTTAAGACAATATTATAAGAGAGCAGGTTATCAATATTTTAATTATTAGAAAAAAAGGACATCATGCTCGGCAAAGCTATGGTGTCCCCAGTAAAAATTAGATACTTTGATTATATCAAAAAGGAGAGCAAATGGAAAGAGAAAATTATTTAAAAGGAATGCTTGAACATTTAAAGAAGCATCCAGACACATATAAAAAGATGATTTTAAAGTTAGAAAAGGAGCTTGAAAATGTGTATAGAACAGAAGGTAGAGCAATATAGAGAAAAGTTAATCAGAATAACAGAAATAAAAAAGAATTTAATTGATGCAGAAATAAGTCTACAAAAGGTAATGCAGGAGCTTAATCTAAGTCAATATGAATTTAAAAAACTTTTAAATGGAGAATTAGAGGAAAGAGAAGCTGAGGTACTAGCATTATGTGATAAGGTCCCAGCTTATGTAAAAAATAGAGATAAGAGAGTAAAAACATTTCAAAAATCGTTATTACTAAGAGATTTAACATTGAAAGATTTTTGTAAAAAAGAAGATTTAGATGAAAAGAAGGTATATAGAGCATTAAGAGGACTTAATGCAGAAAGAGATCTAGAAACTGAAAAGGGAATTGAAAGGGCTTTGAATGTAAGGATCTTTTAGAAAGGAGCTTTTATGACAAAAGAATACTTATTAGAAGATTTACAAAGACTCTTTGAAAAAACTAGAACTCAGGCTTTAAGATTTGCACAGTTACAAGGCTGGACTGTTGAAAAGAAAAAAATAGGAAAAGTTTATAAAAATGTATATAAGGCTTCTGAGGTGGATGCATATAGAGCTTCACTGGTGGAAGTTAAGGAAGAAAAAGAAAAGAAAGTAGCAACTAGGACAGTGGCAAAGAAAGAAGCAACAGCTATTGATGAGCTACCAGGTTGGAATCAACGGGTTGCTAATGCTAGATTTATTCTTTGTATGAAATTGGAAGAAAAGTATGAGGAAGGTGGAGATAGTAAAGAAGAAATTATAAAGAAGTTTGTAAAAGAAGCAAATGAAAATTATCCACAACAGTTGGAAATTTTAAAGAAACTAACAGTACCTACACTTCGTAGGTGGTGGGGAATATATATAAAAAATAAACATAATCCACTGGCTTTGGCTTCTGGACATGGGACAACTAAGGGAATAAGAAGAGTAAAAGAAGAGGTTTTAGAAACTGCTAAAATGCTTTATTTTAGTAAAAACAAGCCAAAAATTACATTTGTATTTGAGAGAATAGTTGCAATGTTTGGAGTTGAGACAATCAGCTATGGTACTTTAAGAAATTATCTTAATAAAGATATAAACATTATTGAAAAGAATAAAGCAAGAATGGGAAGCAAAGAGTTTAAAGACACTCATACACCATACATTGAAAGAAGCTACGAGGACATAAAAGCTGGAGAAGTTTGGATGTCAGACGGACATGACTTGGAAATGATGTGCTATCAAGGAAATAGAAAAAAAGCAAATGGAGAAAGATACTTCGGATCTCCAAAGCTAATAGTCTGGATTGATGTAAAAAGTAGATTTATAGTGGGTTGGAGCTTAGCTTGGAGTGAAACAACAGAAGCAATTGCAATAGCTTTAAAAAGAGGAATTGAAAAGTATGGAGTTCCTCAACATATTTACACAGATAATGGTAAAGCATATAAATCTAAGGTCTTAAAGGGGACTGATGAGCTTAATGGGATATATGCAAGTTTAGGAATAGATGTAGACCATGCAAAAGCATACAATGCACAAGCCAAGCACATAGAAAGGTGGTTTGTAGATTTTAAAGAAAGTTTTACAAAAGAATTTGCTACTTATAAGGGTGGAAACATTATAGAAAGACCTGAGCATCTTAGAAGTTTTGCAATGCAAAAACTAGATAAGGGAGAAATATTAGAACAGTGGGAACTTGAAGAGCTAATAGAAAAGTTTATAGAAACTAAAAACCATAATTATTATGCTTTAAGAAGGGCTGCTGGGCTAAAAGCACACAGAGGTAGAGGAATGAATAATAGAACTCCACTTGAAGTATTCCAGGAAGAGAATCCAGTTGAAAATAGAAGAATGTTATCAGACCAGGAGCTTAGATTATTATTCTTGTATGAAGAAATAAGAACTATAAAGCAAAATGGTATTGAATTTATGGGAAATACTTATATTAATGAATACTTATATTATCATCAGACAGAAAGGGCAAAGATTAAGTATGATCCACACGATTTAAGTTACATCTATGTGTATCAAGAAACTGGTGAATTTTTATGTAAGGCTGAACAATTAGGACTTGCTGGTTGGAAAGATGTTACAGCAATTAAAACACATAAAAAGAGATTACAAAAGATTAGCAAGTTAAGTAAGGAGATTATGGGAATAAGAGAAGATATAAGAGATGACTTAGGTTTAATAGATGCCACAATAATTGATGATACTAAGGTTATAGAAAATAAAAGTAAAAAAGAAAGAATATTAATAGGTGAAGGAATATATTTAGAAGATTAGGAGGAAGAATGGAAGAGTTAAGAGCAAGGTTAGAAATATTTTCTGAGGAAAATAATATGAGTTATACAAAAATAGCAAAGGCTATGGGAGTGGGATCAAGTACACTAAGTGAATGGAGAAAAGGAACTTATACAGGAGATAATGAAGCATTTTCAAAAAAGGTGGAAGACTTTTTAAATAGGCATAAAAGAAAAATAAAAAGAATAAATTTTTCTGTAAATACAGAAGTTAAAAAAAGAGTGTTTCATGTGTTGAACACTATAAAAAAATATGTGAGTTCTAATATAACAGAAGGAATTATAGAAAGTGCAAAAATTGGCTATATCTATGGAAGAGCAGGGCTTGGAAAAACTCATGCTCTACAAGAATGGTTAAAAACTTATGGAGGTAGAGGAGTTTTAATAACAGCAGAAAATGGAATATCTAGTGTAGGGCTTATTAAAAAGTTAGCAAGAGAACTAAAACTTGATACAAGTGGAAGTTCTGAAACTCTAAAAGACAGAATAAAAGATGCTGTAAAACTAACAGAAACTATCATAATTATAGATGAAGGAGAACACTTAAAAGCAAATGTAATTGACATTATTAGAAGCATTGCAGACCAAACTGGTGTGGGTGTAGTTATAGCTGGGACCGAGGTATTGAAAAGTAAAATTTTATCAAGAAAAAAAGAATATGAATACTTATCAAGCCGTGCAGTTGTAAATATAACACTAAAAGATTTAGCGATAGATGATGTTTCAAGCATCGTGAAAGAATTTTTAAAAAATGAAACAGAACTATATAAAGAAAGTGAGCTACAGACATTAATAAGTTATATAAATATACAAGCAAGAGGATCAGCAAGAAACTTAGCAAATGTTTTAACAGCAAGTTATGAAATAGCTTTACAAAACAATTCATTAAAAATTGAAAAAAAATATATAGATGCAGCATTATCAACATTAGCACTTTAAGGAGGAGTATATGAAAGATAAAATATTAACTGAAGAAGCAAAGAAAATTTTAACAAAAGAATATGGAAAGGATGCACTAAAAATTGATAAGGAGTTAAATGAATTAGCAGCTCTTTCAGTGAAAAGAAAGAATTACATTCAAGCAGCCAACAAAGGTAATTCAAAAGCTAGGGAAAGTTATATAAAAATTACTGAGGAATTTAAAAAAGTGATAGCAACAATAAACAAAAAACTTTCAAAAATTTAGTGTTGCTTAGAATAGTGCTGAATAGAATGAAAAAATGGAGATAACATGAGAAAATTAGCAATTGTAATAGCTTCTATATTAATAGCAGCTAATAAACAAGGAGGCTTAAATGTGGAAATTAGAAAAGGGTGATATTGTAAAGTGTATTATCCCAGACACTGGGGAGCTTACACTGGACAAAGAATATGAAATATTAGATATAGATACAAGTATTAGTCAAGTTGAAGTAATTAATGATAAAGGAGAAATAAAAAGCTATTTATGGGCAAGATTTGATAAGGAGGCATTATGAGTGATTGGCTTTTAGCAGGACTTGGAATTACTTTATTTATTGCAGGCTTCAATGTTGGGCAAGATTGTAAATTTCAAAGAGGGTTTTTTGGAAGAAAAAAGAAATATAAATATTATGTAAGTTGTATTTATACAGCATATAAAACAATAGGACATACAAGTAGAATTGTTAGTTTTAACAGTGAGATGACGGTTAAGTTATTAGAAGATTTTATAAAAGAAGAAATAGATAAGTTAAAAGAAAAATTTAAAACAGAAGATGTAGCATTTGGGGTTATTGATTTTAAAAAATTAAAGGACTAACTATGGAAATAAAAGACTTATATAAGATTAATGGAATTATATATACCTATGAAGATAATAATGGAGTATATGCAAGGCTTATGGATGTATTAACAGGATATGAAGAATTTATAAGAATGGAGGAATTAAAACAGTATGAGTATAAGTAAAGTACATTGTTTACATTGTGATAAAAAAATTGGAGAAAATGAAGAATTCATATTTGTAAATGAGAATGAAGTTTATTGTAGAGATTGTGTAGAAGAAGAAAGTATTACAACTTATCAAATTATGGGAGATTATGTAGGAGATGAAAATAATACAGAAGAATATGACTCTATAAAAGAGTTTGAAAAAACTTTAAAAGATGAAATAGAACGATGGGAAGAATATTTAAAAGATTATGAAAATGTTACTGGAGAAAGAGCTGAAGAAAAAAGAGAATTTTATAGATATAGGATAAGAAAAGCAAAAGAAAAATATAAAGAATATTTTGAATAGGGGGAAATTAATGAATAAAGTAACTGTAAATGGAAAAACATACATAATAAAGGGTGGAACATATTCAACAGTATTTAATGGAAAAGTATATAGTGACGGAGAAGTATATCTTGATGGAGAAAGAATTTATTGTAAAAAGCCAATTGCTCTGAGAATACTGAAATTTCTTTTATTCATTATGGCTATTTATACGATATTTGGTATATATTTTTTAATCACTGGGTTTATATTATTAATGAAATTATAGGAGGAAAAATGCAAGGATTTTTTGACAAAAATGGAAAAGAAATAAAAGAAGGAATGCTTTTAAATGGTGGAATGGAGTATGCAAGTTTATGGGGCTTTCCAAAGTTCCAAATAGGTAATTATATTGATGAGTATTTAATTGATGTTGAAGAAGAAGGAGAAAATAAACCAGTTAAATTATGGGGAAGTTATTTAGAATTTCAAAATGGTGATTGTAGAGGAATAAATAGTGAATTTTTAAAAGACTTTGAAATACTAGAATAATGAAAATAGGAGGAAAAAATGAATTTAGAAAATATGACAGCTGAAGAAAAAGAAATATTAAGAAAGCAATTATTAGAGGAAGATAGACAGAAAAAAGCTGAGAGAAAAGCAAAGGTGGATGCTTATAAAAATCTTGTTGATGAAACTGTAATAAATGAAATAGATAAAATAAAAAATATTTCAGCACAAATAATGATGTTAAAAAAAGAAGTGTTTGATGACTTTAAAAGTATCTTAGAACTAAAAGCAGAACTTTATGGAGTAAAAGATAATCAACAATCTCACACATTTACAACAAGTGATGGGAAAATATCTATAACATTGGGTTATAGAATGCTTGATAGCTTTGACGATACAGTTCATGCTGGAATAGAAAAGGTTAAGAACTATATTTATAAAACTGTTCAGGGTGAAAATACACATTTATTAGAAATAGTTAATTTGTTATTAAAAAAAGATAAGAATGGGAATTTAAAGGCTTCAAGAGTTATGGAGTTAGAAAAGATAGCTGGTAATATAAATGATGTTGAACTAACAGAAGGAGTTCAAATAATTAAAGAGGCTTGGAAACCTCAGAGGTCTAAAACATTTATAGAGGCATATTATAAAGATGAAAATGGTAATAAAATTAATATCCCTCTTTCTATGACCACAGTTATGGAGGATAAAAATGAAGGAGATAAAGAAACATCAAATTAAATACATTCATACATTAAAACATAAAGCATGCTTAAAAGATGAAGAGTATAGAGCACTCTTAAAAAGCAAATTTAATAAAAAATCTAGTAAGGATCTCAGCTATAATCAAGCTGAGATTCTTATAAAAATATTTGAAAGGTTAATAAATAATTATGCAACAGAAAAGCAAATAAATAAGTTTAATACTTTATATAGTAAAGTCTACTATGAGAAAGATAAGAAGGAATTTATAGAACAATATCTAGGAAAAGATAAAACAGTGGATAATATAACAGTTAAGGAATGTAGTAAATTAATTTATATTCTTGAAGAAATAGTAGACTGGCAAGAGAAAAGAGGGATAAATGGAGAAGAAAATAGTAACAAATGAAGACTATGAATGGTTAAAAGGACAGTTTATGGTGGATAGATTTTTAAAGTTTATAATAGATAAACATGAAGTATTCATAGGATTATTGAGCTTTGAAAAAGATATGATTTTAAGATATACAGTAATTGTTGATGGAGAAATACAAACATCTGAAGAGGAATGGGGACATATAGCAGAAAAATCAAAATTTTCAAGGAAATATATAAAGACTTGTGAAAAAATATATGGGAAAAAAGTATGCAAGGAGAGAGGAATATATGAAAAATATTCTTATGATTTACCTTGGTTTCCAAGTTTCTCAGCATTAAAGAAGATGTTAAAAAAACATAATGAAGTGATTTGTTTAGGAGAAAATAGATATATAAGACTTATAGGAGGGAATTAATGAAAGAAATTAATATAACAAAACATGCTTTGATGAGATATGCTTCAAGAGTTCATAAAGCCAATATTATAAGTGATAGAACTTGGGATATCTGGAAGAAAGCAAATGAAGATAAAATAGAAGTCTTGGAAACAAGTTTAAAAGAGGAATTTAAAGAAGCTAGATACATTAATACAGCAGCATATGAGGGAAATAAGAAAGCTGAATTTTATATAAATGAGCAATTATTAATGACTTATGTAGTTGTTGGAGATAATTTAGTAACTTGCTATGCAATAGACTATGGATTAGATGATGAAGGAAATAGATCAATGCTTAAAGTTTTACTTGAAAATCTTAAAAGAGCAGAGATTGAAGAAAATAATTTTGAAGACAAGTATTTTGAAAGAAAAATAGAAATTAATAATAGTATAGCAGTTGCTAATGCTGAAATAGCTGAACTAAATAAAAAGATAGAAAAAATAAAAGGAAATAAAGCATTATTAGAGCAAGAATTAACAAATATAGGGTTAGAATATGAAGATATTAAGACAGTTATAGATGTAGCTAAGGAAAAGATTGTAAGAAGTAAAATGGCATTATAAGAGGGGAATATGGAGAGTAAAGAAGTATTAGAACTAATTCATAAAGCGAAAGCTGGAAATAATGAGGCAACTGAAAAGCTAATTGAACAGTATTTGAATGCAGTTAGAAAGATAAATAATAAATGGGGTGGAACAGATGACGGATTCCAGGAAGGGATACTTGGAATCTATGAAGCTATAAAAACTTATGATTTTAGTTATAATACAAAGTTTCTTACACACTTATATCCCAACATTGAAGCTAGAATACGAAGATTTATAGATAAAGAAAATTATAGGGTTTCATATAATGCTATCACTGAAATCAAGAAAGGAAGGAGGGATAAAATACAATTTCAAACTTATGAAGGTTTAGAAATTGAGGATAAAAATATAAATAATGTAGATTTAGAAAATAAAACATTTGTAGCTAAATTGCTGGATTGCTGTACAAAGCAAGAAAAATATATTATTAAAAAGTTATACTTCGATGGATATTCTGGAAAAGAGGTTGCAAAACAACTGAAAGTTAGCAGACAAAGGGTGCATATAGCGAAACATAATGCACTAGCAAAGATGAGGAAGGTACTGAATGGAAACTAACATTGAAAAGAATGAGAAGTATATTTTAGAAGAAATAAAAAAGCATGAAGGCTGGTGTGAGGTGAAAATAAAAAATGGATACATCATAGAAGCAAATAAAAGAGTACCAATAAAAATAGTTAAAAAATAATAAATTAAAATACTTTGTAGCATTGAGCTCAGTATTTCAACAAATAAAATTGTTGGAATCACTGGGCTCTTTTTTTGTTTAAGGAGGAGAAATGAAGATACAAAAGCCTTTTAAATATATGGGAAGCAAGGGAAGATTTTACAATGAAATAAAAGAAATATTTTTACTAAATAAGAAAAATATTTATATTGATTTATTTGCTGGTGGAATGGAAATAGCAGTAAATTTAAAAGAGGATATTAAAGATTTAAAAGTAATAGCAAATGTTAAAGATGAGCATATTGAAAGTTTCTTGAAGTGTAATAAAATGGCTATAAAAAAATACAATGAATTAGTTAATTTTCTATATAAAGATATTGAGAAAATATCATCAAGGTTTTTATTTGCTGATAAAGAAAAATGGCAAATTATAAAAAATAGATATAAAGAGTTTTGGAATGATAATAAACTTAACTTTTCAGAAGATGAAAGAAAAATGGTAGAATTATTGGCAAGTATGAATAAGGGACACTCTTTATCAAACAGTTTTTTCTCTATACAAAAAATGGAGAAAATAAAAATATATTTAAAAAAATTAAGAAATATAGATATAACACATAACTATTTTAATGAAAATTGGAGCTATAAAGATAGCTTTATATTGCTAGATCCCCCTTACTTGTGTGGGACAGAAGTAATAAAAATTGGTAAAAAAGGCTATAATTACAGCAACATTTGGACTGAAAAAGATGATGTCAGGCTTGTGAAGTTTATAAAAAATAATCTAAAAAATAATAATGTATTCATGATATTTGGAAGTCTTGAAAATAATCTTTCAAAGCTAATTCAAAAGGCTTTCAATGTAGATTTTGTAGTAAAGAAATATAAAAAATCTATTTTTGGCATTTCTTTGGATAGAGCTGAGTGGTATTGTATTATAAAGTAAAATATTTTAATAGTATTTTAGTTATATATTGAAACAAAAGGGCTATTATAGTATAATAAGAATTATAAAAATTATGAGGGAGTGATTTTATGTTCGGATTATTTGGGGAAAAGGGTACATGTTCAATCTGTGGAAAAGAAAAGACACATAAAAAACTAAATGATGGTTTTGTATGTAGTAAATGCTTGGCTTTGTGTGGTAATAATAGAAATACTTTTAAAAAATTAGAGAATACAACAACAGCTGAAATTCTTGAAGAAATTGAAAAAGAAAAACAGGCAGACTTAGATATAGCAAATTTTGTTGGAACAAGAGGAGTTGGAAAACTGATAAAATTTGATGATAATGCTAAAAAGATACTATTTCCTAAAACATTATTAACAAAAGCTAGAATTTACAATTATTCTGACTTACTAGGATATGAAATTCTTGAAGATGGGAATACAGTGACAAAAGGTGGGCTTGGAAGTGCAGTAGTTGGAGGTGCTCTTTTTGGTGGTATAGGAGCAGTAGTTGGAGGACTTACTGGTGGAAAAAAATCAAAAGAAGTTGTTAGAAGTCTAAAAGTTAAAATTGTTTTAGATAATAAGATAGTTCCAGCTGAATATATAGAATTATTGAAAACTGAGTTTAAAAAAGATGGGTTTGTATATAGAGGAGCAAAAAAGGAAGCTGAGGATATCGTTGCAATTTTAGCTTCTATCAGTGCTGAAAATGAAAAAAATAAAGAAAGTAATAATACTCCTATTGTAAATAATGATCCAATTACAGAAATAAAAAGATATAAAGAACTTTTAGATGGTGGAATCATTACACAAGAAGAGTTTGATAAGAAAAAACAAGAATTATTAAATTTATAATTATTAGATTTAAGGAGGGGAAAATGCCTAAGAAATACATAAGTGTAGCTCAAGCAGCAAAAAGATTAAAAGTTTCAGTTGGAACAATATATAATTATTGTAGAATTGGAACTTTGGGATATAGATGTATCCAAAATCAAAAAAAGAATACATGGCAAGTTGATTTAGAAAGTCTTGAACTGCTTGAAGAAAATAGCACATATAAAAGTACCCTTCAAGTTAAAAAGGATAATCAATATAGTCTATTTTAAGGGAGTTTAAAGACTCTCTTTTTTTATTCAAAATAATGGTAAAAATTTCAAAAAAAATTCTAAAAAAAGTTTATTTTTTTGAAAAAAGTATTGCACAAATCAAATAAGTATGGTATAATAAATACATAAGGAGGTGAAGAAATGAGTAAAAAGAAAAGAAATCAAAAGAAAGGAGGGAATAAAAAAGAGTTAATTGAACTAATAACAGCAATAATAGAGTTAATCATAGCAGTCCTAACGCTGATAATTCTATTAGTAAGTTATTTCAACTAACTCAAATATCAAGGAACTGGAGTAATCCAGTTTCTTGATTAAATTATAACAGATTTTACTCATAAAAACAATATGAAGAATACTCTTTTATTGATAATTAACACATTATTACTAATAACTTACTTGCATTATTCTAAAAATAAAGTTTTCTTTATAATTATAATTTTAATTGATATAATTGTTATAATAAATTCAATCAAGAAAATAAAGAAATTAAAAAGAGGAAGATAATTATGGCATTAGGGGGAAAAAGAGAGGGAGCAGGGAGAAGAAAATTGGAAGAAGAAAAAAAGAAAGTAACAAAATCTTTTCGGATAACTCCAACACTTCTAGCAGAAATAGAAAAAAAATATCCTGAAAAAACTCTCTCTTGGATAATAGAACAGGCATTAATTGAATATATTAAAAAATAAAATATCAAAAAAAGGCACATCAAAAATGGTGTGTTTTTTTATTTATTGTAATTTTTATAATCTTTGCAAATTTTGCAACATTTACTTCTCAAAAAAGTTATAACAAGTATGGAAAGTAAAAAATTTTAAAAGGAGTAGTATAAATGGCAAGAGTAAAGCCTCCATTTGCATATTTTGGGAGCAAAGGAAGATTTTATAAAGAAATAAAAGAAATATTTCAAACAAATTATAGAGAAAATTTTGTTGATTTGTTTGCAGGTTCTATGGAAATCCCACTAAATTTTAAAAATGAATTTGGAGAATTAAAGGTATTAGCAAATGTAAAAGATGAAAAAATTGAATGCTTCTTATCTGGAAATGCTGTTGATACATATAAGAAAGGGCTTGAATATATAAAGCATGATTTAAAAATAAATGCTAGAAACTTATATGAAAATGATAGACAAGCGTTTGAAGAAGTAAACAAAAGATTTAAAAATATATTTTCTGAATGCTGTCCTTGCTGTGGAAAGAAATTAAGTACAAGAAAAAAGCATGAAGTTTTTAATGAAAATGAAAAAAGAATTTTAAGAAGTCTAATGGGCTTTGGAGGAAATGGAACAACATTAACAAATGCTTTTTATTCAGAAGAAAAAATAAAGAAGTTAGAACTTTATATAGGAGCATTAAAAACTATAAAAATAACAACTGATTTATTTGATGAAAATTGGGAATTTGAAAATAGTTTTATATTCTTAGATCCTCCATACATTAGAAAAACAAATATAGGAGAGGAAGGCTTTATAGGTTACAACTATGTAGATGATAAAGGTGTGGATTGGACAATAAAAGATGATGAAAGACTTGTAGAGTTTATTAAAAGAAATCAAAATAAAAATAATGTATTTCTTGTATTTGGAAGTGTAGATAATAATTTATCTAAGCTGCTAAAAGAAAATTTTAAATGTAAATTTATTATAAAAGAATATAAAAAGCAAATGTTTGGGAAATTAGCAGAAAAAGCAGAGTATTTTTGCTTAATAAAATAAAAATATGGAGGTGTCTTTATGGACTTAGAGTTATTAAAAGCTAAAAAGCTATATGCTCAAGGAAATACAGCTCAAAAAATAGCTAGTGCTTTGAATAAGTCCCCAGGCACTATCTATCGTTGGATAAAAGAAAATAAGGAAGAATTTGAAGAAGCTAGAAAATTGGCTGGAATGACATTAGATGATGTAATTGATTTACTTGATGAAACTCATAAAAAAATATTAATAGAAATTTCTAAAAATCCTGAACAATTTAGAGATCCAAAAACTGCTGATGCTTTGGTTAAAGTTGCAAGTGTAGTAGAAAAAGTAACAGCAAGAAGTGAAAAGAAAAAAGAACAAGCTAAAAAAGAAGTTGAAGAAGAAAGAGGGGTGTTGATAGTTGATGACATCAAAGAAGAAGAGAAAGCAACTTAAAATATCAGACTTATTAACTCCTAGATTTTATCCACTTTATTCAGCTTGGAAAAGTAATAAATACACTCGTTTGGTTTGTAAAGGTGGAAGAGGTTCAGCGAAATCAACTAATATTGCCTTGATTTTAGTTGTTGATTTAATGCAATATCCCATCAATACGATTTGTTTTAGAAAAGTAGGGGAAACACTTAGAAAATCAGTATATGAACAAATAAAATGGGCTATTAAATTTTTAGGAGTGGAAGAATACTTTGAATATAAACTTAGTCCCCTTGAAATCATTTACAAAGAGAGAGGGAATAAGTTCATTTTTATGGGTGTAGACGATCCACAGAAAAGTAAATCTATAAAAGAGGCTCAATTCCCAGTTGCTCGTTACTGGTTTGAAGAACTTGCAGAGTTTAAGAATGAAGATGAAGTTGAAACAGTTCTAAATTCAATATTTAGAGGAAAATTAGAAAATGGACTCATTTATAAAGGGTTCTTTTCATACAACCCCCCAAAGATGAAACACAACTGGGTTAATAAAAAATATAATTATTCTTTCATAGAAAATAATGTATATGTACATCATTCAACATATTTAGAAAATCCACATATATCAGAAGAGTTTATAAAAGAAGCTGAGGCAGTTAAAGCAAAAGATGAAACAAAATATAGACTTGTATATATGGGAGAACCAATAGGCAATGGGCTTGTTCCATTTCCTAATTTGGAAATAAGAGAAATAGAAGCAACAGAAATTGCAGGACTTGAAAAATTTAGAAATGGAGTTGACTGGGGTTATGGAGTAGATCCACTTGCATTTGTTAGGTGGGGTTATGACAAAAAGAAGGGCATTATTTATGCACTAGATGAGTATTATGGAGTAGGTTTAAAAAATAGAAATCTAGCAAACTATATTCTTTCAAAAGGTTATGATGAGCTGGTTATGTGTGATAGTGCTGAACCCAAATCTATTGATGAATTAAAGGAATATGACATAAGTGCATGGGGAGCAAAAAAAGGTGCTGGAAGTGTTGAATATGGAGAAAAATGGCTTTCTGATTTGGAAGCAATAGTAATAGATCCAAAAAGGACTCCAAATATATCAAGAGAATTTGAAATGATTGATTATGACACTGATCGTGAAGGGAATCCATTACCACGCTTATGTGATTCAAACAATCATACAATAGACGCTACAAGATACGCATTTTCTAATGATATGAAAAAAGGGAAGTGGGTATATGAGTATTAGAGAAATTTTTAAAAATTGGTTTTTCAAAGATTGTTCTGTAATGACTGGAGATGGGAAGAGTTTTGAATCATCTGAATATATGTCAACAATATGGGAACAGCCAGGCTTTATGCTGCCAATTAAGAAAAAGATAAAGGCTTGTCAAAATATAGAAATGGGCATTTATACAGGAAAAGAAGACGGCAAGAAAAAAGTTGATAATCATATTTTAAATAAGATTTTTAGAATGATTAATCCAAATACATCATTCCAAGACTTTATAGATTATTTAATAGTTTGGTTAGAAGGTTCAAATAATGGTGTTTTATTAGAGCTTATAAAAGGGTTACCCTCACTTGCTCCTGACTTATATATACACTCACCAAATAATTTTACAGTGTATTTTGAAGGTAGAAGGATAAGGGAAATAAGAATCCATAATCCAGCTAAAACAATAACTGGGGATGAATTAAAAGACTATATGTGGCTTAGTTCTCCAAACTATGACAACATAATTGATGGAGTTAGTGGAAATGGAATAGGACAAGGGAGAAGTAAGCATAATGCATTAGCAATATTTGGAGCTTATTTATTCAAGGCTTGGAAATGGAACTGGAGCTTGGCAAATAATTTAGGAAAGCCAGGAGGGATACTTCAAACAGAAGGTGCAGTAGATAAGGAAGATAGGGAAGAAATAAGAAGTAAATATTCAGCTCACTACGCAGGAGCTGAGAATGCTGGAAGTCCTTTGGTACTTGGATCAGGTCTAAAATATCAAGATACTTCAAAAGCTCCCATCGATGCTGATTGGAGTACAGCAGAACAGAAGGCACATGAAAGAGCTGCTATTGCTACTGATGTCCCAGTTGAATTAGTTGGTGGAGGAGATTCAACTTATCAGAATAGAAAGCAAGCTAAAAAAGAACTATATAGGGAAGCAGTAATACCATTTTTTAATAATTTAAAAAATTGGCTTAATTATTTATTAAGTGATTATTTAAAAAATGGAGAGTATATAGACTATGATCTTTCTGGTGCTGATGAGCTAAAAGATGATATAGGAGATATTATTCAGAAGTTAGAACCATTGAAAAATAGAGTGACAATAAATGAATACAGAAGAATTATATCAACACTCACTGATTTAAGTTTGGAGCAACTAAAAGGTGGAGATGTCTTACTTGTTGGTGGAGGAGATATGACACTAGACGAAGTTACTGAACCAGCCACAACAGAAGGAGAAAAAGAAGAAGATGTATGAAAAAGGAAGTTCAAAAGATAAAAGCAATTAAAGCACTAGAAAGGCGACTAAGTGCAAGAAATAAGAAAATTATAGAAAAGATATTTATAGAATTAAGAGATAAAATAATTGAAGATAATTCAAAAAAATATGATGTAAAAATGATTATAAATATTGACTATGAATGGCTTTTGAAGAAATTTAAAAAGGGACTTGAAGTAGTTTACTTATATACATTCGAGGAGACTTTTAAAGGCTTTCAAAACATCTACAAGAAAACGATAAAATCTAAAACTATAAAAGGTATTAGAGATTATTTTTTGAAAGATTGGAATATAAAGAATGCTGGAAAACAAGCAACTAAAATGACAGCAACAACAAAAAATATTTTAAATAAGATAATCACAACAGGGCAAGAAGAAGGCTTATCACATAATGAAATGGTTAAAGAACTGGTAAAGAATATTAATGGAATGACAGAACAAAGAGCCAGTACAATAGCAAGAACTGAAACAAGCAAAAGCATTAATACAACAAGTTATGAAACTGCTAAAAATGTGATGAAAGAAAAATGTTGGATACATGTTGGAGGGAAAAAGACATATAGACCACATCATAAAGCTATAAGTAATAAATGGGTGGATATAGATTATAAATGGAAGTTAAAAGATGGTGTAGAAGCTGAGTATCCACACCAAGATAGTTTACCAGTTTCTGAGGTTGTTAGATGTAGTTGTTTAATTATTTTTAGATAAAAGGAGTAGGTATGTCAAAGAAAAAGATAAAGAAAAGAATTAATTTTTCTGATGAAACTTTAAATTTTACTTGTGAAATTGAAAAGTTTAAGGAAGAAGAAGGGACACCAGGAAGATTTACAGGAATACTTGTAAATATGCAAAATGACAGTCTTGCAAAAGGTATTTATAGATTTAAAAAAGGAAGTATGCAAGGAAATAATGGGAAGACTTTACTCCTTTTATACAATCATTATGGTGAATTATTACCAGTTGGAAAATTAGTAGGAGAAGAAACAGAGAAGGGATTTGAAGTTGTGGGAGAGTTTCATTTATCAAAAGATGATAATGGAAATTATATAAATCCTGAAGCTGTAAAGTTGTATTCGCTTATGAAAGAAATGAAGCTACCTTTTGAAATGTCAGTGGGTGGAAACATTGTAGATTATAAAGAATATAGTGAAAATGGTAAGTATTACATAGATATAAATAAGTTTGAAGCTCATGAGGGGAGTTTAACACCCAAAGGTGCTGTAAAAGGAAGTAAAGTAACAAGAGTATTTAATAGAGAAAATGGAGGAATAGGACAAATGGATAAGGAACAATTAAAATTATTAATGGCTGAATTATTAGCAAATTTTAAAACTGAGTTATTAGAAGCTGGAACACCAGAAGAAATCAAAAATTTACCTGCTAAATTCAATGAAATTAATTCAAAGTTTGAAGAAATTAAAACTGAATTAAATGGAGAATTTAAAGCTGAAATTGAAAAGCAAATGACTGAGTTTAATGAAGTTATTAAAGGATTAAAAGCAGACTTTAAAGCTACTCCAGCAGAAGTTACAGTTGCTGAACAATTTAGTGCAATGATTCAAGAAGTTGAAAAAAATGGAAAAGCAATAGAAACTGTTTTTAATTCAACAACTGAATTAAATTTTTCAGCAGATCCTGCTAATACAACTAATACATCAAAAGCTATTAAAACACAGTATGTAAATACAATACTTGAAAGATTAGTTGAGCAAAATTCAGCACTTGGAGATATAAAGTTTATTCCAATAACAGATGGAAGTTTAACAATTCCAAGAGAAGTTGCAGGTTTACCAGAAACTGGTTGGATAGGAGAGGAAGCAGACAGAGAAGAAACTTCTGTGTCTCAAATTGACCATGTAGTTATAGCATTACATTCATTGTATGCAATGCCAAAAGTAACTAATAAATTACTTGCTACCAACTTTGTAGGATATGCTAATTTCTTAATAAAAAGAGTTGAATATGCTTTATCTTTAAGATTAGCAGATGCATTATTTAATGGAACAGGGACAAATATGCCTACTGGAATTTTAAAAGATAGCAAAGTAACACAAGAAATTGAAATAGATACAACTGATGACACAACATTTGTTGATTCATTAATAAGTGCTTACTATGCACTAGATGAGGAAGTTGCAAGAAATGCAAAGTGGTACATGACTTCTGAAACTTGGGCAGGAATAGCTAAATTAAAAAATAAACAAAAAGATTTCTATATTACTGACTTAAACAATGGAAATGCAAGAACTTTAATGACTAGACCAGTTGTTTTAATTACTTCAAAAAATGCAGGATTAAAAGGAATTACTACAGCAACAGCCAATGAAATAGTTGGAGTATTTGCAGATTTAAGCACAGCAGTAATGGGAATCCAAAACAATGCTATGACAATGAGATTAGAAGATAAAGTAACTTCTAAAGGGTATACAAAATATTACATGGAAAAAGGTGTGGGCTTGGGAGTTCAATTACCTGAGAATATTTTAAAATTGAAGAAAAAAGCATAATTTAAGAGGGGTTATTCCCTCTTAAAGTTATAGCAAGGAGATAGCATGGGAATTAAATATGATTTAAAAATTGCTAAAATACTCACTAATATTGAAGATGAAAAACTTTTAAATTTTTATATTAATGCAGTAATAAAAAAGATAGAGGGAATATTAGGCTATGAACTCCTAAAAGGACAAATAACGAGTTTAGTTAGTGGACTTAATAAAAACTATGTATTCTTACCTAGAAAGAAAATTGAAAGGGTATTGAACGCTAAAAGAGGGTGTAAAAAACTCCCTTTCAGCTATGTAAATAGAAAAGTAATATTTGATGAAATAATTACAGTAGATTCTTATGTAGAAATTGAATATATAGCTGGATATGAAGAGTTAACTGAAAATCTTTTAATGTTTATTTGTTCAACTATTAAAGAAGAACTTTCAAATGCTGAGGGCTTAAAGAGTTATGGAATAAGAGGAATAAACTATACTTTTCTTAATAAAATAGAACAATCTGATAACTTTATACGAGGAGTTAAAGACTTGTTTGGAGTTGTAGAGATATGATAGTTAAATCATTAAAAGAAATTGAATACTTAGTAAAACATCAATTAGAAATTGGAATATTAGCTATTGATAAAAGTTTAATGGGAGAAGATGGAAAAACAACAATATTGAATTATGCAATATGGAATGAATTTGGAACTTCTGATATACCAGCTCGTCCTTTTATGAGAAATGCTTTTGATAGTAACAGAGGAATTATTTCAAACTTAATTCAAGCAGCACCCAAGAAGGTTATAAAAGGTGAAAAAAGTGGAAAAGAAGCTCTTATGGAAATAGGAGAAACTATAAGGGGTTTAATAATTCAAAGTATTGCTACAGCTCAGGCTTGGGCAGTTCCTAATGATCTAAAAACCTTAAAAATAAAAACTAAGAATGGACAAGCTAATAACACAAAACCACTTATTGATAATAGATTTTTAATTAAGTCAATTAGGTATCAAATAGTAAATGAAAATGGAACAATAGAGTATTTGTCAGATTTTAAGGATGTATAAAAATGGATAAAGTTATTTTATTAAGTAAGCACATAACAAATATAAAAGTTATTTCAAAAGCTGAGGGAAGATGGGAAAAGGGAAAATATATAGCTGATAAAGAAAAAGAAAATATTATAAAAGCTGTATATATGCCTGTTTCATCTGATACCTTGAAATATTATCCACAGGGAGAGGTAACTCTTAAAGATATGGAGTTATTTACAAAAGAAAAGTTAAAAGAGGGAGATATTGCTATTTTAAGAGGAGAAGAATTTAAAATAATTGAAATAACTGACTTTGATTATTTAGCTGATATAAAAAGCTATATTTTGAAGAGGAGTACAAAAGATGATTAATCTTATAATTGAACTACTTAATAAAATGAGTAATATCCAAATTATCCCAGCTTTTACTGATAAAAAGCCTCCAAAAAAGTCCTATGCAACTTATCAAATTTTAAATATAAATAGTGCTGATTTTAGAGGATATACAGAAAGAGAATATATAAAAAAAGATGAAAAATATCTTGAAACAACTGAATATAGAATAATGGCAAGACTTCAATTTGATGTATATTCTGAAACACAAGAAGAGGCTTTGGAAAATTCAATTGAACTAAGAGAGCTAATTCTTTTTAATGCAAGAAGAGAAATCGGAAGAATAGATGCTGGAGTTGTAAAAAGTAGTGAAATTAAATCATTAAATGAATTAATTAATGCTAAATACGAATATCGTTGCAGTTTTGACATAGTTTTTGAATATATGAAGATAACAAAAGAAAGAGAACTTGAACTAATAAAAGAGATAGAATTATTAGTTAATGAAAAGCATAAAAGCAGAATAGCAAGGAGGAAAGAATAATGGGAGTATATAGAGAACCAGTAAAAATAACATTAGAACAAGAATTGAATTTAACAATAGCAGCACTTAATAAAACTCTTATAGTTACAAATGATAAGAATGCAGATTTTAAATATTATATGAACTCTAAAGATGTTGCCAATGATTTTGGAAATAATTCAAAAGTATATAAATTAGTGGAGAAGTTTTTAGGACAAAGAGATGGAGACGGGAATATATTAAAACCTGACTTTTTTGGAATAGTTGGAGTTACTGTAACTGGACAAGAAAAAATTGAGGATAAGTTAAAAGAAGTTATAAATGAAAATTTAGATAAAGAATGGTATGCACTTATAACAACTTTTGATAGTGTTGAAACTATGAAAGCTGTAAGCTCATTTTTAACTGAAAATAGAAAAATTTATATTACAGAAGTAAAGGCTTATCCAATAGCTGATACTTTAAAATCTGATAGAATAGTACCTATTTGGAATTTAAAAAGAGATGAAACTAACAAAGAATATAAAGCAGCAGCTTATGCAGGAGTAGTAATAACAAAAGGAGCAGGATATAGAAGCTCAATGATAGAGTTACAAGGAGTAACAGCTGACACTGAACTAGCTAAAAAACCTGAACTTACAAAAAATAATATTACATTTGTAGAAAAAAGAACATCAGAAGGCTATATAACAGCCAATGGTGGAAAAGCAACAGATGGAACTTATTTAGATGACACAACTGCTATTGATTGTATTATTGTAAATCTAAATGAAAATTTAGAAAAAGCTATGATTAAAAAGGGTTTCCCACAAGATGAGGAAGGTTATGCTTTTTTAGAAGAAACATTAAACAATGTTATGGAAGAAATGGGAGCTAATAATTTACTTGCAAAATTAAATGGTAAATATCAATATACAGTTTTCCCAGTTAATCAAACTGCAACAGAAAGAGGACTAAGACTTGTAAGACCAAGAGTACTTTTCAGACTTAGAAACTGGGCTTATTTCATTGATTTAACATTAATGAAAACTAATAAGGATATTGGAGGTAATGAATAATGGTTGACTTAAGTAAAAAAACTTTTATTTTCAATGGCTATACTTTTAAGAAATGGAGAAGTTTGACTGTTGGAGCACCTGAGGATCAATATAAACAATCAGATAAAAGCATTTATGGAGAAAGAAGGATAATATATACTCCTGATCCAAATATGGAAATAACTATAACTGTACCAGTTGGGACAGAAGATGAAAAAATACTTTTGAACGCTTCTGAAAATGTGGTAACTGGTTCAGGATATTTCAAAGATAGTTCAAGCCCAAAATACAACAGAGGAGTAACTATAAAGGAGATTGGAGTAAATAAAAGTGAATTAGCTAATGATGGGGAATCTGATTCAAGAGAATTTAAACTTGTATGTACAGGTGTCAAGGAGGCAATAAACTAATGGATAAAAAAGAACAACAAGAATTAAAAAATAAAGAATTTTTAGAAAAATTGAAAAATAAAAATGTTTCAAATGTAATTTTTAAACCTGATGGTTTAGGAGCTTTAGAATTTGATTTAATGATGACTGGAAAAGATTTTAAAACCATGGACAGATCTTTCAGAGTAGAAAGAGTTTCAACAGATACATTTTTTAAACTTTCAGCCAAAAAAGATGAATTAACAACAGCAAAAGAGTTATTGACAACTTTTGTAGCTCAACCAGCTGAAGCAAGAGATATAGAATTTTTTAATATGGATCAAGAGGCTTTATTAACAATGGTAAATGTTATTACAGAATTTCAGCAAACACCCTTTTTATTCATTAAGAACTTTGGAGAAAATAAGGGAAATTAAACAAGGAAGGTTTGACATTTGCTTTGAATCTAAAATTTCATACTTTAATAAACCTGTTGGTGAATTATGTTATGAGGAGTATATGCTTTTACAATTAGCTTGGGCTAATTATGCTAAAAGGAAAAATAAAAGTTAGAAAGGAGGAGAGTTTAGCTATGCTTGAGCAATTAACATTGGCTTTTAAAGTAATTGGAGATGGACTTGATTCTTTAAAAAAAATTGATGTACAAATTGATGCTTTAAAAAATAGTATGAATAATGCTAAAAACTCTATAAGTTCAGCGTTTAGTAGTTTAAAGAGTAAAATTAATTCAGTAAAGCAAAGTATAATCAATTTTAAAAATAAAATAAGTTCAACTTTCAGTGCATTAAAAGCTAAGATCACAGCTAACTTTCCTGCTATTTCAAAATTAAGAAATGGATTTATAGCACTCCGTAGAGGATTAGGAAACTTTGGAAATTATGCCCAGCAACAGTTTCAAAATAGTAAAGAAAAAGCTAATTCATTTTTAGGAGTTTTAAAAAGAATTGCTACAACATTAGCAGCAGGATTTACATTAAAAACTGCTATTGAAGGAGCAGGGAATATTGAACAGTATAGGAATACACTTGAAACTGTTTTGAAAGATTCGGACATGGCAAGAAAGAAACTAGCTTGGGCTAGTAGATTTGCTAATAAAACTCCATTTGAAACTGAAGAAGTAGTTGGAGGAATGACAAAACTTCAATCTTATGGAATTGAAGGAGATAGAATTTTAAAAACTACTAATAGGACCTATTTAGAAATGATTGGGGATATGGCATCAGGAATGGGCAAAAGTTTTGACCAAGCAATTGAAGCTGTTGCCGATGCAAGAACTGGAGAACTTGAAAGATTAAAAGAATTTGGAATAACTAAAAATATGATAGCTGAATTTGGAAAAAGTAAAGGTTTGGAAATCTTTAATAATAAGGGACAAATTCAAGATTTAGAGTTATTTAATAAGACTTTATTTGAAATGATGGACTCTCGTTTTGGTGGAGCAATGGAAAAACAAGCCAAAACATTTAGAGGAGGATTATCAACTATATCAGGGGCTGCAAAGTCAGCACTTTCAACATTGGCAGGAGTTAATGAATTTGGTGATATAGTTGAAAACTCTCCATTTCAAATTCTTAGAGATAAGGTTATTATTCCATTTGCTAATACTCTTATAAAACTTCAAGAAGATGGGACTTTTACTAAATGGGCAGAAAATCTATCCAATATTTTTGGGGAAATAATAACTGTTGGAGGAAAAGTAATAGATTTTATTGTAAAGTGGAAAGAAGTTTTAATTCCTTTGGCAAGTGCAATAGCTGGGCTTTTTGTAATTAATAAAGTAATAGTTTTAATTGGAGCATTAAAAACAGCATTATCAGCTTTTTCATTTAGTCCTATTATGCTTGGGATAGGAGCTGTAATAGCTATTGGAGTTTTATTATATAGAAACTGGGATTTAATAAAAGAAAAATTAATTTCACTTTGGGAAAAAATTAAAGGTTTTGTTAAAGTGTTTCTACTTTTCTCAGGAATAGGTTTAATAATAAAACTAGGGCAATTATTAGTAAAAAATTGGGACTTAATAAAAGCTAAATTAGCTTCATTATGGGCTAAAATTAAAGCATTTGGTAAAGCACTATGGGATATTGGTAAAAAAATATTTATGTGGCTTAGTCCAATAGGCTTAATTATTACAGTTGGAAAGCTAATAATACAAAATTGGGATTTAATAAAGGCAAAGTTCTCAGAGTTAGGAAGTTATTTATATAACAAAATACTTGATATAGGTAATTTTTTCATAGGTTTAAAGGATAAAGCTGTTGATGTATTTTTTAAACTAATAGATAAATTAAAAGAAGTGTGGGAGACAATGAAGTCAACTGCTGCTTCAGCCTTTGATTTTATATTAGATTATGTTGCTAAAATTTGGGAAAACATTAAAGGATTTTTCTCAAATTTAGGACAAAAAATAAAATCATTGCCAGGTATATCTTGGTTTTTTGATGATAGTGGAGAAAAGAAAACAACAACTGAAAGAGTATATTTTGAAGATACTCCTGTGGTAGATGGTACTCATAAAACAGGACTTGACTATGTCCCTTTTGACGGCTATATAGCTGAACTTCATAGGGGAGAAAGGGTACTAACTGCTGAAGAAAATAATGCTTATTCAAATGTAGAAAATAATAGTTTTTCAGATGTAAAGACTTCAACAAGTAGTAAAAATTCTAATAAATCTGATAGAAAAGTTATATTAAATCTTACTATAAATATGCCAACAACTCCAAAAGTTGAAACTGACTGGAATAGAGTAGGAGAAATAATAGCAGAGAAATTGGAAGATTTTATGCTACAAAACGAGATTGCAAAAGGAGATATATAGATGTTTTCAATAACAAATTTGATGAGTAAAGTAAGTAGTTTTTTAAGCAGTGCTAACTCATTGTCTAATCAAATTGATAATCGTATAAAAAAAACTCCACCTATTTTATTAGGAAATATCCAGCTTCAATTAGTTTCCGAAGTATCTGAAAGCTATTCTAATGATGTTCCAACAGTTCCAATAGATGATGGGACTCAAATAGCTGATAATATAACTCCCAACCCTTTGGAATTATCTTTTAAAGTTCAAATTGTTGGAGCTAATCATAAAGAAATTTTTGAAAAAGTTATAGAACTTAGAAATAAAAGAGAGCTTGTGGACTTATATATGGTTAAGTTATATAAAAATATGGCTATCACAAGTATAGAAAATACAATAACATCTTTATATTATACAGAGTTCACAATTTCCTTAGTTGAAATAAAAATTGCTCATGTTTCTATGATACCAGCACCCAGCAAAAAGGCTAAACCTGCTGTAAGAAAAAAAACAAAAATAAAAACAACAGCAAAGGCAAAAAATAAAGCTAGTGGAAAAAAGGACTGGGAAGGAGATTTACAAAGTGAACATATAAGATTACCAGGAGCATAAGAATGAAAATAAATATAATGAAAGAATCAATTCCATATATAACTGATGTAACTATTGCAGGGACAACTTTTCAATTTGAATTTACATATAATTCTTATGACAAAAGGGTATATGTAACACTTTATGACATTGAGGATAATTTAATATATCCAAATGAGCCTATTTTATTTGGTATTCCACTTTGGTTTAACAAATTAGTTGATGAAAAAGGAAACTTTAATAAAAAATATCCACAAAAATATATTATTCCAAATACTTTGGATAGAAAAGCAGTAAAAATTGATTATGAAAATGTAGATAAAATTGAACTTTTAGTGGAGGAATAATGGAATTTATAGCAAATAGACCGATTTTCCCAAGAAATTCATACCTTGTTATAAATGGAGTAAAAATAAATGATCATAATAATAATGGATTAAAGTTTGATGTTGAGGTAAAAAGTGGAGAAGAAGGGAAAGTAGGAGTAGGAATATTTAAAATATACAATTTAAGTCAAGACATAGAAGTAGGAAGTGAGATAGAGCTTTGGTTTGGCTATGAGTCTGATATTGGATATTATTCTAAGTATGAAGTTATTAAAAAGAAAAAAGCAAGAGATGGAGCTTCTTTTGTTCAAGAGCTAACTTGTTCAGAAAGAACTAAGAATAGCAGTAAAATAGTTTCTATTAGTTTAGATGGGAATGTAAGGATATCAGAAGCTATCAAAGAAGTTACTAAGGAACTAGGTTTAAATCTTATTTCTATGGATCTAAATAAAGACAAAGTTTATACAAATGGCTTTACTTGTTATAGTCAAGGGTTTCAGGAGTTAAAAGAATTAGTTCAGGACTCAGAAAGTAAAATGACTTTAAAAGGTGATGACCTTTACATTTATACAGATAAGCAGAAAAATCAAGCTATTTATTTAACTTTTGAAAGTGGTTTGATGCATAATCCTGAAGCCGTTGAAAAGCAAGAAAAGGAAGTAAAAGTAAATAAAAAGTTAGATAATAAAAAATCTGATACTAAAAAAGATGAAAAGTGGAGTAAGGAAAAGAAAAAGAAAACTGTAAAAGAAAGCAATAAATATGATTATACTGTTGAATGTTTCCCAATCCATTATATAAAAAAAGGAGACATTGTATATGTTTCAAGTGATGATGTTAGTGGATTTATGCAAGTTGAAGAGGTAAATATTTCTTTAAATGATAGCTGGAATATGAAACTAGGAGTAAAAGTGATGAAAGATGATGGAAAACATAAGGATAATTCTAGTAAAAATACAAAAAATAAGAAAGGGTAGATTTGTAGATGCTGAGCCTTTGTTTAGTCCAAATGGAGTTACTTTGCCTGTACTTCGTAATGTCCCAGTTGCCTTGTTTGGAGATAGTAAAGACCACATTGATTGGAATATCAAAGAAGGGGATATAATGCCGTATTTTATATTAACTTTTGATATTTCTTCATATATAAGTCAAGGCTCTCATGATGTTATGGATTCAAATAGAAGAAATAACTTAAACAATGGTTTTATTTTACCTTTCACAATTCCAAATGCTACTGAAAATCTTGAATTTCCTTCTGATATTAGAATTATTGGGGATAGGTTAGAAGAAGGAAATATTGATTTAACAGGAGATTCTAGTCAAAAAGGGAATGTTGAAATAACTGGAAATACTACTCAAAATGGAAATACAACACAGACTGGGAATATATCCTCAACTGGAACTGTTTCAGCAACAGAAGATGTTAAAGCTGGAGATAAGAGTATGAAAAATCATAAGCATTCAGGAGTAGCAAAAGGAAATGACACAAGTGGAGGAGTAGTTTAATGAAAGCTATAAAAATGAATGATGGAGATATTAAGTTTTCAACTATTTCAGGGATAGAAGAGTTTTGGCAAAGAGTAGTAAACTCTTTAAAAATATACTCAATAGAGTGCTTTTATGATGAAAATTTAGGACTTGATATAAGAATAATAAATGAACAAGATGTAGCTGAGTATAAACTTGAACATATTTGCAGAAAGTTACAAGAATGGTTTAGAAGTGAAATAGAATCAGTTAGTTATCAAATAATTTCTGAAGAGGAAAGAACTTTAAAAGCAAAAATATATATAACTCACAAAGAACATAATGATATAGAAAAAGAGGTGATTATCAGTGGATAAATTTGAAACAAAAGGCTTTCAAGGACTTATGGAGTTAGCACAAAAAGAGGCACAGAAAAAGGAAAACTTTGGGAGTGATTTCAATGTTGAGCCAACTGGTGATTATTACAAACTAGCAGCACCTTTTATATATCTTTGCTCTTACCTGGAAGACAAAATTATTTCAATAGCAAGAGGCTTAAATATATATAATGCACAAAATGAAGAACTAGATAATTTATTATATTTTTTCCCTAGACGGTTTGGAACAAAAGCCCAAATACATTGTAAAGTTACAGCAACAGGCTTTGTTGATGTAATACAAGGAGATATTATTATCCAAGCAGAAAATGGTGTGAAGTATGAAAATATAGAAAGATTTGAAGTAGACTCTTCAAAGACTAAAACAATACTATTTCAAAGTCTGTTCGAGGGAGAGGAAGGAAACATCCAAATTAATAAAATTGAAAAAGTTATAAAAGCTCCAGCATCAATAGTTGATGTACAAAATGTTGAACCTGGAGAGGGTGGACTTTCTTTTGAAACTGATTATGAGTATTTAAAAAGATATTTGGCTGGGAATAGTAAAGGAGAATGGGCTTTATTGCCTATTTTAAATGCTATTAGAAAATTACCAGGAGTGAAGAGTGCTAATGGGATAAGAAATAATACAATGAATACTGATAGCTTTGGACTTTCTCCAAAAAGTATTTGGATAGTTGTGGATGGTGGAATAAAAGAAGAAATAGCTCATACTATTTATATGCACATTCACACACCAGATACAAGGGGAAGTGTTGTTGTAAATGTTCCAACATCTGTGCCAAATCATTATGAAGTTATAAGATTTGATAGACCAACTCAAACAGAAATTGAATACAAATTGGATATTAAAAGTGCTGATGAATTGAAAATCAAAAACTTAATTGATGAATATATTAATGAAGCTGGAATAGGGGCTTTACTATCAAATGGGACATTCTTATATGAATATCTTTACAATAAAAACTATAAATATACTGACTTTGATTTAAAGTTTAGAAAAAAAAGTACTCTTGTTTGGAGTAATTCAATTCAATTGAACTTTAATGAAATACCGAAAAGTGCTGGGAGAATATCATGATTGATGAAGTTATAAAGGGTTTACCTTTACATTTTCAAAAAGAAAATACAATTAAATTTTATAAGACCTTGAAGCCTGTTATTGAGTATATAAATGGGCTAATAGAAGACTTAAAAAATCAAACATCATTATTAAAATGCTCAGGGATATTCTTAGATTTTATGGGAGAAAGATATGATGAAAAGAGAAATGGTCAAGATGATGAAACTTATAGACAAGCATTAATTATAAAAAAAATGGCACTTGACGGGTTACCTAACACAGAGTTTTTGCTTTCATTAACGAGAGAACTTACTAATAAAGAAGTTACAAAATTAAAGACTAGACCATCGCAAGAAGTAGCTAGTCAGCTATTTAAAGTAAATATGGTTGATGATTTAAAAGTTATTAATAAAATGCCTGACTTAAATAAAGTATGTGAGGCTGGGGCAAGGATGTATTGGGAACTTGAAATAATCAATAATAAAAGTAATAAATATTACTCGTCAATAGTTGAGAGTATGAAAAAAATAGAGATAAAAGCTGATTTTAAACTAGATCAAACTATGAGGATAAATTCAGAGTTGAATATAGCTCAAGGGATAGGATTTACTAAGATAATTCAAATAGGAGGGACTACATAATGAGTTATTTTGAAGGCTTAAAACTAACAAAAAAGGGAGAACAACTTCAGGCTAAGATAAATGGGAATTTATCTGAAACTTTAACTTTTACAAAAGCAAAGTTAGGAAGTGGAGCAATAACTTCAAATGATGAGATTAGATTCTTAACAGATGTAAAAGAAGTATGGGGAACAGCTAATGTAACTAGTTGCAAAATACAGGGTGATGAAAAAAATATAGTAGCTATAGAGCTTCAATTTTCTAATGCTGAGTTAAGAGAAGATAAAATTTTCAGAGAAATTGGGCTTTATGCACAAGGAAACGAAGGTGAAGAAATTCTTTATGCTTATGCTAATGCTGGAGATAAATATGATTATATTCCATTAATGAAAGATAGCCCACATTCTTTTATAATAGTAATTTATTTCAATATAACAAGTGGTTCAAAAGTTGATGCCAAAATTGATTTACATAGTTATGTGTCACTTCAAGAGTTTAATGAAGGAATGAATAAAAAAGTAAATAAAACAGACTATGCTTCAGCTGAGCAGTATGGGATCGTTAAGTATGGAGCTGAAGAAGGGACAGTGCTAGAAGGGAATAAGTTTACTCAGATGATGGGAAAAGATTATGGTGGGATATTAAATGAACCAGGATTAAAAACATCTGGTAAAGCATATTGGGATAATAATACAAGAAAGCTATATATTTGTAAAAATAATAATAGTGATATATCTCCAAATATTAATAATTATATTCCATTTGATAATGGTTCAATTCTTGAGAGATTGGAAAATTTGTCAACTTTTAAAATTCAGGAATTTTTTTCAACCCCTACTGGTGTTAAATTTACTATATTTCAGTATGGTGACTTAATTCTTATAGCTGCATATACCAATTTAATAGAAACACTAAAATATGGAATTGAGTATAAATGTAATTTACCATTAAATTGTCACAATACAGCAACAGCTATAACTGGAAATAATGGAAGTAGTGGACAATTTACATTAGTTAATAATGTTTTAACAGTCCAGTCTACTGATAGTCAATTACCATTAAAAAATACATTTATGGGACAATTAACAACTTTTTTAAAATAAGATTTTAGTATATTCCATAAATACTAATTTTAATATAACCATTTTGGACAGCTTCACCAGTTAGTGTTATATTACCATTTGTATCAAATTTGGACAGCATATTTTC